GTGCATTTCCTGCGGGGGTTGGGGTGCAGCATCTGCGGGGGTGGGTGCAGATCCTGCGGGGGTGCATTTCCTGCGGGGGTGAACCTTCTGCGGGGGTGCAAATGCTGCGGGGGTTATGGTGAACATCGTCGAGCGCCCCTGGCGCGCTTCAATGCTCAGCGCCCTGCACTCGTTCAGCACCTTGATTGCCTGCTGCACGGCACGTTCGGACAGGCAGGTGCGCTCGGCGATCTTCGCCACCGAAGGCCAGCACACGCCCTCGTCGTTCGCGTTGTCCGCCAGGCTGATCAGCACAGCCTTCTGCGCCGGCGTCAGACCCTGCAGCGGCCAGCAGGCAGACATGATGATCGTGCTCACCTGCGCGCCCTCCGCGACACTTTCTTGCGAATCGCTATTTCGTGTCGCGACACGCTCTCTTGTTGGATGGTGGATACCTGTGTCATATTCGGCTCCGTTGGATGTTCGGCACCGCCTTCCGGTGCCTCCTCAGAAAGCCCGGTTGCAGCCGGGCTTTTTGCTGTCTGCTCTACTGGATGCCTGAACAGGGGTCGCAGCCGACTAAGCAGCGCCATCCCCTCTCCGTAACATCTGCTACGTGCTATGCCGCACTCCGGCCCCGAGGCCTTGCTGGCGCGTCGTAGAGGTCTGGGCGGAGCTGGTGGCGGGTGATGCGAGCGCCGAAGAAGCGCTCAAGATCACGCGCCAGCGCCGCCCCTGGAGTCCGGCCGCAAGCCAGAACCTGTCTGAGGTACGCAACGCTGGTGCTGAGCGCCTTCGCAGCGTCATCACGCTCTTGGATGCTGAGCGACTTCCAGAAGGCCCGAAGCGCTTCTGCATGGGTGCTTTGGGGTGTCTCGACGGCCATAAATGTACCTCCTTGGTACAATCATGGTGAAAAGGAAGTGTACCGTCAAGGTTCTGTACTTTTTAGGTACAGATGATGAAATGGTTAGATGATCGATATCACGACAATCCGCCGCGCGAACGCGCTCACACTGGCCGAAAAGGAAGGCGGCACAGTCGCATTCGCTGCTCGCATAGATCGCGAGCCAACCCAGGTTAGCCGCTTGATTGGCTCGAATCCCACCAAGAACATCGGCAACAGGCTGGCCAGGCACATTGAGGAAAAATTCAATATGCCCCGTGGCTGGCTCGACATTCAGCACACCCCAGAGCAGCAACTGCGGGTGGCTGAACCAACTGCCGAGCATCACTCCGGCGGAAATCTGGAGCCCCTATCAGCGTGGTCAGACGGAGACCCACTCGCGCCGGACGAGGTTGAAATCCCATACTTCGACGAGGTCGAGGTAGCGGCGGGCGGCGGGCGAGTGCCAGACCTCGAATTGGCTAAGCGCAAGATTCGATTCCCGAAGGCAACCCTGCGCGAGGCCGCCGTCGACAAGAGCACCTCGGTTTGCGTCAACGTCACAGGCAACAGCATGGAGCCGCTCATTGCAGACGGCTCGATCATCGGCGTCGACCTCTCGGTCAACACGATCGTCGACGGCGAGATCTACGCCCTCAAGCATGACGACTTGCTGCGGGTGAAATTCGTCTATCGCCTGCCTGGCGGCGGCATTCGGTTGCGCAGCTACAATCGGGCCGAGTACCCCGATGAGGAATACACCAAAGACCAGATGCGTGACGGTGATATCAGCGTGATCGGCTGGGTGTTCTGGTGGTCTGTTATGAGACGCAGGAAACACTGAGCTATAGCCAAAAAAGTAAAGCGACCCATCGCTAGTCTATGAGTCGCTTTACCTTCAAGGCCTGGATTTACGCCCGGACCAAGAAGCACCAAGCTTCGTGGCCGTAGTCATGAGCATCCAGCACGCGGTCGGAGTTTTTCACCCGACGGTAGCGGCAGCATACCCAGCGATACCCTTTAGGGGCCGGCTTTTTTGGCGTCATGCATAGTCACCTCCTTAGCGGAAGGAAATTTTTTTCTTGCGAAAACTGCTAGGAAATGACTAACCTTTCGTTCGCAGCTACCCGTTGCAAGGGCGAGCCCCTTCCCCAAAGCTCACCGAACTGATTGGAGCGCCAACTCCAATCAGTTCAAAACTTTCATCCCTCGGCGGGACAGTTGCCGATTCTGAACCTCTGCTGCAGCCAGGCTTACACCGAAGCGCTGTGCTATCTCCGCCAGCGACCCGCACTCCCTCATTGCCCGTTCTGGCATCAGAAGCGCCCCAGCGAAGCTATTCGCCTGCCATTCGCTATCACGATACGGGGGGAGTCGGCCGTTTTCAGCGCGATGGAACACAATCGATACGTTGCGATGCATGATGTAGTGCCCTAGCTCATGCGCGGCAGTAAATCGATCACGCCCGCCACCCCGGCAGAGCCCATCGTAAACATCCTCACGAAGCCGGATCACATTCTCGCTAGGGATCGTTAGCCCGTGATTCGGCCCCATTTCCTCTTTCGCCCCCACCTCCAGTGCAAACCCAGGAAAAATCCTCGGCATTCCAAATTCCAAAAACTCAAGGACTGGGAACAGGTCGCTTCTGATCTTGGTGTCCTTACGAATCGCCTCAGTCAGCCTGATGATCGCATCGAGCGACTGAGGCGGTACTTCACAGCGCGGTCCACTCATATGCTGCTACCTTTGCTTTTGCGGCTCGTTCAGAAGAGCGAGAAGCTTGTCAAGCTCCGATGGCTGCATCTCCTCGAATTGCCGAGAAAAAGCAAGAGCCACCTCTTTGTGCTTATTCGAAACGCCTGCAACCCCTATCTGTACCTGACCTCGACTAAGAATGGCCGCATCCTCAAGCTCGTGATACTCCCGCGTTCCTGGAGCGAAGCCCAAGTACCGAGCGACTTTTCTGATGAAGTCGTCACTGAACGTTTTCTTACCGGTTTCGACGGTAGAGAGGTATGCCGGGCTAACCTCCAGCCCCAAGGCCATATCCTTGAGCAGGAGATTCCTGTCGATGCGTTCCTTTCTTAACAGTTTTCCGAGTGCCGTTAGCATTTTTAACCTCCAGAGCAGGCGCGATTTCGCGTGCTCAATTTCAGATTAACACAAATAGTTAATTGCGCAAGCCCTTTTTCTTCGAGATGCGCAATCAAAAACGTCAGGGTGCGTCGCTTTTAATAGGCCTCCCATCTGAGCGTCACGGTCCCGTCGTCATTGAACTCCAGGTCGATGCCATCGGCGTCGACCAGAGCTTCCATTACTGCATCCCACGCTTCCGCCGGATCACTGTACAGCCGGTGAATCGTCACCTTCCCCAGTTCCTGCGCCTTCGGTGAGTTGATCATCGCGGAAACTCGCATCCCCAGGCGATCAGTCGGCGTGACCTCGTACGCCTGCTGCTTCTGATTCTTAGCCATAAGCACCTCATCAACTGTACATGCGTACAGTATGCGATCAATCAGAATCCCTATAAGAGCCAGAAAGGTACAACCAAGGTATTGACAATGTACCTTTTAGATACTAATTTCACTTCGTCCTATGTACCTTTTTGGTTCAAGGGAGGCCACCGAGCCGACCGCTCTTTCACAACCCGACAGCAAGAAATCAACAACAGATCGCATTGCCTCTACCGGCGACCGGCGATCCGCGCTCAGGCAATGCGGGCCTGGGCAACGCAGGAAGAACCTGCGGCGGACGAGGACCAGACCGAACCGAGCGAATGACCCGGAAAGCAATGCGCCCCGCCACCCCGGCGGTAATGGGCAGGAACCTGGCTGTGCCGTGCGGCAATCGGCGCCGCAGTCAGGGGAATGACAGCTATGAGCAACACCCGCGGGTTGTAGAAGCCCAGTAGGCGAACGCGGTAGGGAACATCACTGAGCAGCCTTGGAAACAGGGCTGCTTTGGATGTACCCAAGGCAACGGAAGGAAACGAAAATGGTCCCATTCCAACCAGGCCAGTCAGTGATCCTCAAGAACCCGAGAGGCCCGGAAAAGCCGGGAGTAGTAATCGGTTCAATCCACCTCGGCAACGGCAGAGGCCGTGGAGAATTTCTCCTCCTCGTCGTCGAGGGAAGGACACTCAAGGCACGTGCAGGCCGCTTAAGAGCCGTCTAGTCAGTAATCCCATTGTGAAGCTGACTCCAGAATTGCGAGGTGACCTCGCCTGGACCATCTGCTCAATACTGGTGGGACTGCAGGATGACTTAACACCCTGCAGGTTTACGAGAAAGACGGCCGATTATGGATAGTCGTGGGGCCAAGACCAAATCGGGGTGGTATCTAATGGTCCGTGCTGCCCCGGAATTACTTTAGGGGGGACAAACAACGAACCACGCTTGAGTGTCCACTGCAAGTTTGGCTGATTCAAAGAAAGCTTCCCAGTGTCTGTAAACAGCAGATATGCCGGGATACCACTTGCAGTATGTGTGTGCCACAGCGCTGTGGTACCTTTGTAAATTACAAAATTCCCATCCTCCTGCACAACTGCTTTATCAGCTCCCATTGTGTAAGTAGCCCAAACCACGGCGAGAGGATTAATCCTGTATATAACCAAGTTACCATCATCCTGGAACACCAGGCGGTAGTTTCCATTTACATATTCAGTGCCCGGCCCCATGACAGTACCGGTAGGAATCAACTTCTCCTTGACACCAACCTCCGGCTCAGACAGAACCAGAGATGCCCAGTTCGCCTGATCAAGAAATATCCCAAAATCTCCATCGTCCTGCAAAACCAGATAAGCTCTATCTTTGAACGATTCGAATAGGTATGGAGTCCGAACATTGCTGGACCAAGCCATCTGTCCAGCCTTATTGTAAAGGTTAAGGTTAAACTCCATTACCGCCTTCGCACCCGGCCCTACCGGCGTTGTATTCCAGATAGGCTTGGTTCCATCCTCGTAAAGGACCAAGTTGCCATCCGCTTGCATGACCAATTTGTATTTCCCATTCGGCGAGGTGATGAACTGTCCATCACGAATCACCTGACGTGGAGCAAGAGAGCTAGCCATATTTATGCCTCCTTCTGTATGGAGACTCCATGCTAGGAAGCTGAATTTAAACCATCAACATTTTTATAAATTCGAATTTAACTTTTCAAATTCAAATTTAAATACCCACAGACAGCACTGCTTCAGCACCGCAAGCAATCATCGCTTAAATACTATCCCAATTTGTTATACGCTCACGAATAAGCTCGATAGCCTTATTAGAGCAGGCTTCAACCGCCTCTCGATTTTCTTCTGCATCATTCCAATACTTCAAGAAAGCTTTCGGCTCATCATCATCGAACGGATCTTTCATATGATAATCCAAGGCCTCCTCCCGAGATATTTTATCTAAATCACAGATACAGTCGTATATCTCCCTTGGAAAAAACGGGCATTTCTTCTCCCTCAAGTCATATAGATTACGCCTTGCATCAAAGTAACGCCTCAACCTCTCTTCTTTTATCTCGCTGTCACTTTTCCCGGATGGACGAGAGTCCAGCATGGGCCTAAGGGATACAACCGAGTCCCGAACTTCAACCAACAGAGAGGTCAACTCTTCTAGAACCTGAAATTCCCGCTCGTATCTATAAGCATAATATTTCGCCCTATGCGAAAGACCAGCCTTCAACCCCTCTAGGTCTGCGGAATATTGATTTTTCACCTTTTCTATTTCGTTAGTTATCTCACCAATATCTTCCTTTGTTGCTAAGTTCTTGCCTTTCTCACCTATATATCTTTTCGGAAAAAGAAGAAGCCATGCCAGCACAGATAAAGTAGCTAATTGAAGAAAAAAAGAAAGTAACTCCAACTCCTTACCCTCCAAATCTGTACATATACCGCACAAGATATTAACGGCGTGGACCAAGTATAGGGAGCAAATAAAGATGGGCGCAAAATCGTTCAAGCAGATGATCAAGGACGGCGACCTGAAGCGCGCGGATGCGATGAAGGCTCGCCTCGAAGACCTTCACGAAGAACCCGGTTTCAACCTGCGCGCCGAGGGCGAAGACCTCGAGCAGAGCATCGCGGATCTGGCCGACTACCTGCACCAGGGCGGCATCGTTCCTGCCCTCGAAGTGCGACCGCGCGAAGAAGGCGGCATGTGGGTTGTCGACGGACACCGCCGCCGGCGCGCTTACCTCAAGCTCGACGCCGAGGGCCGGCTGCCACGTGACCCGAACGGCGAGTTCTGGGTGCCCATCGTTGCGTTCGCCGGGAACGATGCTGAGCGCGTGCTTCGAGTGATCACCAGTCAGGAGGGGCGCAAGCTCTCCCCTCTGGAGCTCGCACACGGCTACAAGCGGCTCATTGCGTTCGGGTGGACCGTCGAACAGATCGCCCAGAAGATGGGGCGCACCCGGCAGCACGTCGACCAAGTATTGGTCGTAGGCAACGCGAATACCGATGTTCAGCAGTTGATCAGTTCTGGCGCGGTAGCGGCTACGACCGCTGCGAAGGTCGTCAGGAAGCACGGCGAGAAGGCCGGCCAGGTGCTCGGCCAGCAGCTCGCGAAGGTCATTGCAGCGGGTGGAACCAAAGTAACCCCCAAGGTGGTAGCTGAGCCGGCCGTGCCCCGCTCCATTCTCGAAGATCTACTGAGGGTCACTCGGGAGATCGTCAACGCATTCCCGACAGCCCTTCGCGCTGGACTGGCTGAAGGGCCGGAAGCGATCACCCTCACCACCAGGGCATCCCACATCGAGCGACTGATTGAACTGGTCGCGAGTGCTGAGGAATCCCTCGGCGAACAGTAGACAGGCGCCAGCGCCAAACGCTGGTAACAACCGGAGGACGCAGCCATGTAGCAGTTAACCAGGAACAAAACATAAGGCGGAAGAAACGGGGTGCTCTGATGCCCCGTTTCTCTTTCTCGACTCCATGCGCCAGCACTCCCCGCGATGCCCATCGGCAAACAATCGCGCCGCCGAGTGCTGACCCATGCAGCCAAGGAATCAACCATGCACGCAACCATCAACTGCGGCGGATGGATCGGCCGCCAGGGCCTCGGCCTCGCGCCGCGTGAACTCGAAGCTACCGCCTGGAGCGCCAGCGAACTGACCGCGAAAGAGGTCGCGCGCAGGATGGGCATAGCCCCAGGAACCGTCGAGAAGCGCCTCGACGACGCCAAATTCAAGCTCGGCGTGCGCAGCGTGCGCGGGCTCGTCCTCGAAGCCTTCCGCCGCGGAATCATCTCGCCGGCCGTCTTCGTGCTCGCATTCCTCGTCGCCGGCCACCCGCTGATCGATGACGACCACATGAACAGGACCCGCAGGCCGAGCAACGAGCGACGACTCACCGACGCCCGCACCATTCGCCGGATCGAAGAAATCACCATCAACGCGTAGGAGATCCATCATGCTGAAGCATCAGGAACAAACCGAAGTCCTCGCAGGCCTGCTCTCCCAGACCGCCATAGCCCGAATGGCTTTCGCTCAGCGGCTCATGGCTCCTGCGGTGGAGGAACCCTACCAGGTCGTGCCGCGGGGATGCGGTTTCTTCCACATCATCGAGACCGCCACTGGCGCGGTGCGCGGATTCCGCCGGAACCACAACGAAGCATGCGCCTATGCAGAGCAATTGAAGCGCCAGGACGCCGCCAAGTGACCAGGCGTCGAGCAATTCGAACCGGAGGCATCGGTGCAGCCCTGGGTTTCATCGTGCTGGTGTTCACGCTCCCCGCGGCTGTTCGGCAACAGCCACCCAGGACGCCGCCGTCCGCTGCCGCGCCAGCAGTTCAAGAGGCGAAGCCTCGAACGGTCTCCTACCGCTCCAGCTCCAGCCACCAACACTCCTACATCTTCTGACCGGAGATACCCCATGGAACTACTCGCCAGGGCAAAGGCCCACTACCTCGCCGCCGTGTCGCTGTTCATGGCGCATAACGATATCCGCTACTACCTCAACGGCATCAGTATCGAACCGGCGCCTCAGGGAGGCGTGCTGCTGATCGCAACGAACGGCCACCATATCGGCGTCATGCATGATCCTGAAGGTTGGGCCAGCAATCAGATCATCATCAGCCCGAGCAAGGCGCTGGTCGCGGGACTGAAGAAACGCAACGCTGGCACGGCGTTCATCTACGAACGCGCAGGGGTGATCTCCGACTCCGACTGGCCCGCTCCCGATGACGTGAAACAGTTCGCGCCGTTCGATCCTGGCACTCTGATCAGCGCGCAGCTCGAACTGGTGGGCGCCAAGTATCCGGATTGGCGGCGACCGATTCCGCTCGAGGGGATGGGGTCACCGATCACCGCGGTCGATCCTACGTACCTGGGAACGTTCGAGAAGGTCGTGAGGATATTCAACCGGGGCAGCGCACCGAACCTCGTACTGCGACAGGCAGATCCGAACTCTCTGATCCGCTGCACATTCCCTGACCATGAGCACCTGCAGAACTTCTTCGCCGGGGTGATGCCGCGCCGCGCTGATCACGAAGAACGATACGACGGCCTTCCCGACTTCCTGGGGCTCAAGGCGAAGAAGGTGGCCTGATGGCCAAGACCAACGCCCAGCGCCAGCGGGAGAAGCGCCAGCGACAGCGAGAGGCAGGCATCCCCGAGCGCAAGCTTCCATCCCCGCCGGCGATCGACGCTGCTTTCGAACGGATCCAGTCGGTCGGCGATTTCGAGGACTGGCGAGAAGCGTTCTCGACGCTTCTACTCAACGCCTCAGCCCTGCCCGATGCCGATCTCCTGCCTCTTCTCGTCGTGTCGCGACACGAATACACGCCAAGCGAAAACGTGTCGCGACAACTACTCGCCGCCGGACTCTCCGCAGCCGACGACGAACAGTAACCCACCACCAGACCACCGACGCTAGCCACAGGCCGGCGCGGCTCTACTCGTCCAGAGATCAAGATGAACCATCACCAGGAACTCGACTTCTGCACCATGTGCAGCGGCATCGAGGCGCCCAGCGTTGCCCTGGAGCCAATCGGGTTCCGAGCACGCTGGTTCGCCGAGATCGAACCATTCCCATCTGCCGTGCTGGCTCACCACTACCCCAGCGTTCCAAACCATGGGGACATGACAAAGCTCATCCGACGCATCCTCACAGGGGCGATCGAGGCTCCCCCATTGGCTATTGCCGGGACTCCATGCCAAGCCTTCAGCGTCGCAGGTTGGCGCGAAGGCCTGACCGACCCGCGCGGCGCCCTGACCATCAAGTTCGTGGAGACCATCGATGCAATTGACCTTGTTAGAACCCGCCGCAGTGAGCCCGAGTGCATCGCATGGTGGGAGAACGTTCCAGGCGTCCTCTCGGACAAGGAAAACGCCTTCGGCTGCTTCCTCGGCGCCCTGGTGGGCGAATCCGAAGAACTCCAGCCGCCAGGGGGCAAATGGAAGGACGCTGGTTGTGTGTATGGACCCAAGCGAACAGCCGCGTGGAGGGTTCTGGATGCCCAATATTTCGGCCTGGCCCAACGACGCCGTCGTGTGTTCGTTATCGCAAGTGCTCGAGCAGGATTCGATCCATGCGAAGTACTTTTTGAGCGCGAAGGCATGCGCCGGGATACTCCGCCGCGCCGAGGCGAGGGGCAAGACATTGCCGGACACGCTCCTTTCGGCACTGCGCTCCAGTGCGGCTGCGGGCACCTCTTCGACCTGAGCCTTGGTCAGTGGGGTTGCCCGAATTGCGAGGGCGACGAAGGGCCTGCTGTCGAAGTAATGACCGGCGTCCCCGCCTTCGGTGGGGAGAACCAGAGCCGGTCTCTATTCCAGGCCGGCGCCCTGACCGCGCATGGCGTTCGGAACGACTTCGCATCCGAGACGTTCTGCGTGGCGCCGGCCGTGGCCGGCACCCTCCAGGCGAACGGGAAGGCAGCCGGCAGCGCGACACAACAGGACGCAGAGTCGGGCCTGCTGGTCGTACACGGCACGCAAGATCCTGACGTCGTCCAGGATTGCGCCCACACGCTTGGCAGGAACCACGGCCAGGAAAATGCCGTATTCGATCCGAACCAGATCACCAGCGTGACGAATCGCAGCCAACCCACTCCCGGGCTGTGCCACACACTGCCTGCATCGAGTCAGCCACCCATTGCCTTCAGTTGCAAGGACTACGGCGCCGACGCCGGCGAGGTTGCGACGACGCTACGGGCGATGGGGCACGGCGACAGCCACGCCAACGCCGGCGGCCAGGTCGCTATCGCATATCCACTGCTTGAGGTCGGCAAGCGGACAGGTAGAAGCACATCTGACCCGCGCGCCGGGCTGGGCGTCGGCGCGCAGCACGGTGTCTGCGTTACCGGCGACATCACCCACACCCTGAAAGCGGAAGGCTTCGACGCCAGCGAGGATGGAACTGGGCGCGGCCAACCGATAACACCTGAAGCTGCTGGCGTCCGTCGCCTCACCCCCCGGGAAGGCGAGCGCCTGCAGGGATTCCCCGACGATTACACGCTGATCCCGTGGCGCGGGAAGCCCGCTGAGGAATGCCCTGACGGACCTCGCTACAAGTCGATCGGAAACTCGAAGGCTGTCCCTGTCGTGCGCTGGATCGGGCGCCGCCTTAGAGCTCATCTGGAGAAACTCTCATGATGCATCGCGTCTATCTTGCGGGTCCGATGACGGGCCTTCCTGATTTCAATTACCCCGCCTTCAACGCCGAGGAGAAGCGGATCCGCGCCCTCGGCTATATCGTCGAGAACCCAGCGGTCAACATGGTCTACCGCGGATCGCCGTGGGAGACATTCATGCGAGACGGGATCAAGCGATTGATGGACTGCGACATCCTGGCCCTGCTTCCAGGGTGGGAGCGATCCCGCGGCGCGAACATCGAGCGCAACCTGGCAATCACACTCGGCATGCACGTCGTCGACGCCGAGGCCATCCCGGAGCCTGATTTCGTCTGCAAGTGCCGGGCAATCCAATTCACCTGCTGCGGCATTCCGAGCGACAACGCCCCCTTCGTGTGCCGGCGCCTGGCCGGAATGCCGGCATACCTCTCCCCGGAGGATCAACTGGAAATCGCACGTAAAGCCCTCGAGCAGATCGCAACGCTCACCGACGTCTCTACCGGCGGCATAGGTAGAGACGTACTCCAGATCGCCAAGAAAGCGTCATCTAGTTGCTCAGCGAGCCCGCTCTGTGACGGCGCTAAACTCGATAGAAAAGGGAGTGAGCGGCAGAGCCAATAGACCCCGCTCGCAGTCACTCTACCGTGATCGTTCGAGTGTGTGGTGGATAGATAGATATGCTATCCCGCAGTTTATGCCTCTTTACTACCGCCCCATTTGTATCTACTTCGTCAAACCAGTAGATATCGGCGTCCTGCCCGCGGCGCTGCTCGCGCTCTGCGTTGGTTTCTACTAGTTCGTGCTCTGCAGGAACCCCAAGTTCTCGCTTGTACCGATCGATATCGCTTTCCATTCAGTCTCTCCTTGATCCGGCCCCATGCCGGGCCACCGAAACCTACCCCAGTCAACTGCAAAGCGCCAGCAGGCGAGAGGTATTCCCTATGTCCGCAGAAAAGCCGCGGGAGCGGCCAATCCTGTTCAACGAACAGATGGTCCGCGCCATCCTGGAAGGTAGGAAGACGGTCACGCGGCGAGTGATGAAGCCGCAACCCATGCCCAGCAAAAGCGGCGGCCACCATTGGCCGTGCAAGGTCCACCAGTCGATGCTTCATGTTGAGCGAGAGCTTCAGAATGGCGAGGGCTGTTGGTGTGGTCTGGCAGAGGCTGCATGCCCCTATGGACAGCCAGGCGATCGCCTCTGGGTGCGCGAGACGTGGACTGACGTGAACATGTGCGGCGCACCGGCGCTGGCATATCGGGCGGACGAGGATATTCGCGATCTTATGGAGGAGCCGGGCTTTCTTGATGATCGCGGAGCATTCAACTACGACGACCCGCGCGTCAAGCCATATCCATTCGCCTGCTGGTACGCCGAACTTGATCAGGCGCGCTGGCGGCGAAGCATCCATATGCCGCGTTGGGCCTCCCGCATCCTGCTGGAGCTCACCGCCGTTCGCGTAGAACGCCTGCAGGACATCAGCGAGGAGCAGGCACGGGCCGAGGGATATCCCGCCGAGCGCGAATGCGAAACCGGCGGTAGTGGCTTGGATGCCTGGCTCTGGTTCCGCTCCCTTTGGGGAGAGATCAACGGTCCAGAGGCTTTCACCGCCAATCCCTGGGTCTGGGTCATCGAGTTCAAGCGGGTGACGCCGTGAACCGCCCCATCTACTGCCGCACTACAGGCCAGCGCATCGGGCAATGCAACTGCATCCAATGCCGCCCTCCCGAGGAAACGCCATGTCAGGCGCCTACTACAACGAAATCGACCCATATGCCGCTCAGTGGCTGCGAAACCTGATCGCCGCCGGTCACATAGCACCTGGCGACGTCGACGAAAGATCGATCGAGGATGTTCACCCAGATGACCTCAAGCACTACACACAATGCCACTTCTTCGCAGGAATCGGCGTCTGGTCGCTCGCCCTTCGACGCGCCGGATGGCCGGATGATCGACCTGTTTGGACCGGTTCCTGTCCTTGCCAACCTTTCTCCTCGGCAGGCCAAGGCGCTGGGTTTGATGACCCACGTCATCTCTGGCCAAGCTGGGCCTGGCTCATCAGGGAGCGCCGACCTGCAGTCGTGCTTGGAGAACAAGTTGCGAGCAAGGCTGCAGAACCTTGGATCGACGCTGTACAAACTGGCCTGGAAGACCTGGACTACGCCGTCGGGTGTGTGCCGTTCCCGGCTGCGGGCGTCGGCTCTCCGAACATCCGAGACAGGCTCTACTGGGTGGGTGAGTCCGCAAGCCTCCGATGCGCACGGCAGCGGAAAAAACCAGAACACAGCGAGCCTGTGCAAACAGGTAAAGGCCTTGTCCGGCTGGGGTACGCCGACGCAGGCCGAGGCTGGCGGAACGCCAGATCAATTCCTAGCCAGAAAGGCGGCGTTGAACGGGGCGTGTGGGGTTTCTCTGACAGCATTGAACCTTCAAGTGCAACTCGCCTGCCAGGGCCGGTTAACGGCCTGTGGCGAGATGCTGACTGGATCTACTGCCGGGATGGTAAGTGGCGGCCAGTTGAACCCGGCACATTCCCGTTGGCTGATGGGACTTCCTCCCGAGTGGGACGCCTGCGCGCCTACGGAAACGCCATCAATGCTGAAGCGGCGACGCAGTTCATAGCCGCATACCTCGACGCTACCTCATAGCGAGGAATCCCATGGAACCCCTCAACCTGACCGCGCTGTTCCTGGACGGCGAGGATGGCCAGCGCCTGGCCGAGGTCAACGGCCTCCCACGCCTCGGCGCCCTGCTCTCCTCATCTCAACTGCGCCAGCTCGCGCGACAACTGAACGAGATCGCAAACGACGCAGACCAGGGCGCCAGCGGTGAGCACTGCTACACGGCACCACCTTACGGAGCCTGCCCGCCATGTCATTCGACGAAAACGCCGCATACCGCCGCATAAAAGCCCTCTGCTCTCCCGCGCCAGCACGCTACCTGCACATTCCCACCGGCATTCACTGGGTAGTCATCGACAGCCTGGGCAATGTCCTGCAACTCGAAAACATCGAACGCCGGCGCCGCCTGATAACCGTTTCTGACCTCGAAACCGAGGCCTGGAGAAAGCTCCCATGACCGAATCAAAGATTTGCACCTGCCCTTCCGGCGACGGGTCGCTGCGCTGGCCGTGCCCGGCACATCCTGCGGTAGATCAGGCAGACGTAGCTGCCAAGCTGACCTTCATCAACGGAAGGCCCGCCATGTGCGGGTGCCAAGTGGAATACAGCGACGGCGGAGGCGAGTACTCCGACGTAATCTACGTGACGCTGTGCGCCAAGCATTCTGGCAGCGCGATTCTGGATATTGTGGCGACCAACCGAATCGCACTGACGCAATCCTCCCCGGCGCATGAACTTGACCCGCTAGGCCCTGCTCCGCATGCGGAAGCGTTCAACGAAGCTCCCGATGAAGCAATCAGGCCTGAGCAGGCAGAGGCGGAGCGGCCGGAGGTGGTGGCGTACTTCGACCGAAACTATCCAAGCACCGGCGATGCCTTCATCTGGTCGAACTATGAGGGAAGCCCATACGAGCCAGTGATGACCGTCGCCCAGCACGACCGCATCGTCGGAGCGCTGCGGGCTGATGCTCAGCGCTGGCGAGAACAGTTCGACTGCATGCAGTTGCAGCGCAATCACCACCGAGACCGAGCAAACGCCGCCCTGGCCAGGGTCGCGGAGCTGGAGGGGCAGGAGCCGGTAGCTTATCGAATTGAGGCCAGGGATGAACGCGGCATCGTTCGCCGCGATTGTCTCTCGCGCACGCCATTTAACGAGGGGTTGCCTGACGCCAGGCGATGGGCTGGAAATTTCACAGTCACATCAACGCCGCTCTACGCCGCCCCGGTCGCCCTGGCTCAGCACAGCTTGCCGGAGGGGTGGATGCTCGTCGAGTGCGGAATCTGGACGCAGGAACAGGTGGACGAGATGCAGAAGACGGTGGCTCGATTCCGCAATTCAGAATTCGTCGACGACCGCGCGCTAGCGATGGCTGTTGCTGACGCAGGCCAGTGCAAGGCTCCAGAGATATCGCTGGCCGAGCTACTCGCAGCCGCGCCCGGCAAGGAAGTGCCGCAGGCATGGCTCGACGTGCAGGCAGAGCGACGCCGGCAGATCACCGCCGAGGGATGGACGCCGGAGCACGACGATCAGCACGGCGCCGGCGAACTTGCTGACGCTGCCGCCTGCTACGCCTTGTGGGCTGGCGGCATCAATCCAGGTAACTGGCGCGAGTTCTGGCCATGGGCGCCGGAATGGCTCAAGCACAGCGAGCCGCGGCGGATGCTGGTAAAGGCCTGCGCCCTGGCGCTGGCCGAGATCGAGCGCCTGGACCGCGCCGCGCCCGGCAAGGAGGGGGGCGACAATGCGTAGAGCACTGACCGCAATCGCACTCGTTGCTGCACTGCTTGGCCTGGCCACTGTTGCCGCGGGCGCCGCACTCCAACCGTTTAAAACGCTGTTCATCTGGGAGGTATGCCGGTGATGATCGAAGAGAAACAGGCTCCAGAGCAGGACCTGGCCGGCGCCATCCGCGACCTGCTGGCACACCTGCGCGGCCCGAAAGTGGCTCCAGAGGACGAACTCTGGACCACGAAAGAAATCGGCGAGTACCTCAAGCTGTCGCCGGCCACGATTGAAGGTCGCGTGGTAACTCGTTCGGACTTCCCTGACCCGCTACAGCCGTGCGGCACGGTCAAGGCGTCCAAACGGTGGTTTGCGGTAGACGTGAAGAAGTGGGCGCGGCAGAACAGTAGCAAGCTGCCGAAAGGACGAAGGCGTTAGGCTTAAGCAGGCAGAAATGAAAAGCCCGGCGCTGTGCCGGGCTCTGGTAGAGCGGAGTAGTTAGCTTTCTCGCGGGCCACCATTCAGGGCAGCCAGAACATGAACCGGATCATTGTCAATGGCCCGGAGCAGAGCGCGGGCAGGCCCCTCGGGATCGCGGCGCCCTTGCTCCCAATTGCGCAGGGTTCCCACAGCAACATCGATCTTTCGGGCGAATTTGGCCTGGGACAGGCCAGTAGCGCGGCGGATTTCTTTGACCTTCACCGCGTCGACGTGGAACTCGCGGGAAGGTTGACGTTCGCCACGCACGATCTCGTCCATCTGGGTCACGCTTTCGACCAGCTCAGCGAAGAGTTCTTTGTCCATGGCTATCTCCAGTTCTCAACGATCTGCCGAAGCATCTTTTTCTGATCGGCAGTCAGATCTTCCTGCGATGCCTTGTCATAGGCCAGCAGGAATGCAATTTGAGAGGCAGATGTGAAATGGTAGTAGATGACCCGGGCGCCGCCTCTTTTCCCGTGGCCATTGGCTGCAATGCGAATCTTGCGCACGCCACCCGTGCCTTCAATGACCACTCCAGTGTCAGGGTGGAGCGTTAGGTCTTCCTGAAGCTTGCGATAGGTCTCGTCGTCTACCAGCGCGAGAATCCGCTTCGTGAAGACTGGCGTTTCGATGAAGATCATCCGTTTCTTCGTGCGTCATTGGCGTATAGCAAACTGTAGCGAATAGCGGCACTAGATTCAATGCTGGCTTTCTGTACAGTTACCCCAGCTTTGGCCCAACCTCCTGGACAGCCAGCTCCACCAACGCTTCCGAAATGAAGTCCGCATTCTCGATCAGCGTATCCAGGTGGGGCTTCACGGCATCGGAGGTTTCGGTCAATCCTTGCTGCTCGACCCAGATCACCCACTCTTCGACGGCCGAGCCGATGGCGTTGATGTTCAGTTTGAGGCGATAGAGCAGAGAGGGGAGTCGGCCGTGGAAACATCGTGGGCAGAGGTTTCAGCATAGGCCAGAGACAAAAAGCCCCGCATCGCGGGGCTTGGGTCAATTCGTGGAGGAATCTTTCATGTCTGCTCGCGTTTTGAGCACGAGTAGTGTTCCATTCATCTGGTTCAATTGCTCGGAGACTTTATCCAACTTTGCATTCGAATCCTTCTGAGCATCGGCAAGTGCAGACAACTGCTGCGCGGATGCGGCCTGGGCTTCGGCCATCTTGGACGCTGATTCCCGCATGCTTATTGCCGCGTCATCAAGTCTGGTGAAGGCGCTCCAGGTGTAGGCGTATGCCCCGCCAACAATGCCCAGCAGGACAACCCCTAGGCCTAGGATCGGGAGGGTGACGGACACAAATAAGTCTTTTCTGAACGCAGCCATGATAGTTACTGCTTCCTTCCGTAGGAGCTTCGTCGATGGATGGAAGAATTCGTAAATCTTGGCTTCAGTATGGGGGTGACGCGGCAGCTTTACCAGAATATTTGGACTCTGTCTGTCAAGCGTCCTGGCGCGAACGATCTTGTATTTCTTGGCGGGCTTCACGTCCCAGGAAATGCGCACATACCTTGTAACCACGATCTTAGCCGCGGTCTTATGGCTTTTTATGGTGAATGTTTCGCGCTTTGCTTCGATGCTCCGATAGGTAGCGGACTCAAGTAGCGTCGTCATGACGCTCCTCCAGCACATCCTCCAATCCGTCAAGGAGGGCGTGCTGCCTTACGAATCTGCATTTCTTGCAGAACATTATTATCACGGGCACTCCATTCGCATAGGAGTCGCCGTTACCCTTTCCCCAGAGGATGACTCCTCCAGGTGTGATGCTAGCGTTTGGGATAATCCAATCTTCCCTGCCGCAGCAGGGGCAGTCAGGTCGCGCACCTACCCGACTGAAAAAATCCCCAAGCTTTTCGACATTGATACAACGCTTCTTCATCTCCCCATCCTTGCTCATCGCCCCGTGATCCCCCGGTACTCCCGCAGCATCCGTTAAAGACCCCTCTCAAGATGACCTTGCCTGCGATCCGGCGATTGTGAGCCTGCGGCCCATATGCGATGACGCTGCGCGTCATCTAGACCAGATTGAACATCGAGGCTTGCCAGTGCTTTTCGCTGATGATCGCGATGGGATGGCCTTCCTCACGCAACTCGACAGCTCGCTTGAGCTTGGTTCCGTAGGTGCTGTGAAGCCACTGCTCGTTGCCTATCTCGCCGACAACCAGGTAATGCACCTTTTTGCTGATGCCCGGAGCTATTCCCCCACCGCGGTTGACGACGATCTCTTCGCAATGCTTCCTGGGGCCGTAGACCATGACGCCAGTGAAAACGTAGAGATGGCCCGACCACTCAAGCTTGGGAACTGGATTGTTGAGCGGAAGAGCATTCGATGGAGTAAAGGCATTGTCGCTTGGTTTCGGCTTGGAAGCAGAGAGGCCACCAAACCCTCTAAGAATCTCAAGCAGTTCGGCAGACTCATCAGCGTCTAACACACCATCTGAAAGCATGTCTGAGAGCCTCCTGTAGAGGAGGTTGGTCACTGGATCGTCAAGATGGACCAGGTTCGTAGCGATCCAATCCTGTAGGAACTCGGCCTCCTGCTGATTGATATGCCCATCAGCAGTGATCCCGGCGGCCAGTCCTACAAGCTCATCGACAGACCTTCGGTCTATGCGCTTCTCGTGGAAAATTCGGCTATCCCCAAATTCAGCATGCAAATCGACCATCATTCGTCTCCTTGAACTTCAGGCTCCCATCAGACTCTTTGAGCGTTCCAGACAAGCAGTATTCTGGGCTGGATGTAGGTCTCTCTACTACAGATCTCCGCCCCGCCAGACGAGCACCTCAGCGCTTCCCGGGTCGGCCGTTGGTCATCACGTATCGCTTGACCCTGTTTTCCTTGTCGAAAAGGACCGTGAGGTTCTGCTGCTCCATGCCAGTGCCAAAAGGCCCGACATAGACGTAGAACCAAATCGCTTGGAGATTTCCTTCGGAGTCGAAAGACTGGGAAAGCGGGTTTCCGAACCGCTCCAGCATCTGGTCGTAGGTGGTTTGACCTTGAACGATCTGGCGGACGTCATCCTGTTCAATCGGCGTTCCGTTGCTGGCGCAGCCAGCCAGGGTGATCAACAGCGCTGCAATAACGAGTATACGCATACCGACCTCCGTGTCCTGAAACGCCATCATATTGCCACGAAAAGAACTGACCTGCACCGACTGAAGGCTCAGCCCAAACGGCTCGCCACCTCTGTTGCAGTCGCATTGTAGTAGACCATGAGCGACCGCGGGTCACGGTGTCCCGTCATCCTGGCCAGGTCGAGCACATCGAGCTTCCTGGCGAGCCTGGTGGTGGCCTCGTGACGGGTGTCGTGGAAGTTCAGCCCGTCGATTTTCTGTCTATCCCGCACCTTCCGAAAGAGGGTATCGGCCGAGCCGGACGTCAGCGTAAACAGGTTCTGGCGCTTCCCGGCAGCATCTACCAGAACTTGGAGCAAGGTCACCGCACGGGAACTGAGCGGCACCTTACGGACATCGCCGTTCTTCGTCTTGTCCAGTTCGACGTAGCGGGCACTCAAGTGGACCCGAGCAACAACGAGGCCGAGGATCTCGCCCTGCCGCATCGCTGTCTCCAGAGCGATCAGGAAGGCGTAGGCAAGCTCCTGCATCTTGCCGGTCGGCGCTACCCCCTCCTGATACCCAAGCCCCTCAAGGATCAGGGCTTCCTCGGCAGCCGAAATGCGCCTGTCCCGCGGCGGTCGGCTCTTCGGGCGCCGCACCTCGCGAACAGGGTTGGTCAGGCACCATCTCCACTCTCGGCGCGCCTGCTCGAACACGCTCGACAGCAACGTCATTTCGCGACGCACAGACGACGTGGCCACCGACTTCAATCGGTGATCGCGCCATGCTGCGATCTGATCGGCGCCGATATCACAGATGCGCTCGCCGACGAACTCCAAGTCATTGACCAGCTTGTCGAGTCGGATCTCTTCCCAGCGTTTGCCGGCCTTAGTGGGTGAGACTTCGTCCTTGTATTTCTCCAACGCCTCCTTCAGAGTGAAGTTCGATGCCCCTTTGGGGCTCCCAACTCCCGCCAGAATCTCGGCCTCCCGCTGAGTCGCCCAGGCCACCGCCTCGGCCTTGGTGGAAAAGGTGCCGGAGTCTCGAACGCCCTTCTTTGCCAC